AGAGTAGCTGCCATTACTGAACGCTTGTTACCTTGAAGACCTTCTAATAGTGCCTCTTTGGTTTCCGACCAGCGTGACTCGAGTAGTTGTGACATTGTAGTTCTCCTTAAACTTTTAGTCCCGCAAGCCTGCGGATGTCAAATATTTCAGCGGTTTTTTCTTGTTGTCCGCTGTTGGTTTGTGCCTGCTTATTGCCTGTAATTTCTTTGCCTTCGGTCAACGCCTTCTTGGCAGGTACACCACCATCCATAACGGCTGGTAAGTACTTGTCGAAAGCGGAATGTAGTTTGTCAGTTTGTACTGACTCTAGTAGTTCGTTCATTACAGAACGCTTGTCTCCAGATAATGGGCCTAGCAATTCGCTCATAACTTCTTTGCGACGGGCTTGATCTTTGGCAATGCGTAATTCTGCATTTCTACTTTCTACTAGTTTTTGTGCGTCTGCAACAATCTTTGCTGCTTCTTCTAACTCAGCTTGCTTAGTAGCAACTTGTTTTAGAAGTTTTGCTGTCTCTGATTTCTCGTTGAGATGGCTTGTAGCGTATTCACTTGCGAAGCTTTCAAAAATTCTGCGACCAAAATCGTTACGACGAGCAGCTTCGATGTCTTCCTTCAACTGAGTCATTTCTGAACGTAGTTCTTTTGTAACTGTGTTCTCAACAACTTTAGCTGAACGAGTAATAAACTCTTTCTTGATAGATTCAAACTTCGCTTTGCTATCACGTACTAGACGTACTTTAGTTTCAGCTAGGTCTTTCTTATCGCTGTGGAATTCTGCGATTTCTTTCGCTAGTGCATCCACAATAAAAGATTCTAATTTTGCGACATTCTCTGCTACGGTCTTGCGATCTTCGTGTAGTTCAGCTAGTTCTTTACGTAGGTTAGATAAAACAAATGATTCCATAACTTTGGAATCTTCTGTCATCTTAGCTGTGTAACGAGCTTTTGCTTCAATAAGTCCTTGACGGTCTTCTGCAAGCTCGCCTAGTTCTGACTGTAGTCTGTCTGTTAGCATGGCTTCAACAGCCTCTACCATTGCAGACTTATCGTGTTCGTACTTTTGTGCGAATTCTTCACGAAGTTGTGCTGTAACTTGATCACGGTTTTCTTGAATTCTGCCTTCCCAAGCGTTTTCAATTTCCGATTTGATTTCTTCGGAAATCACATTGTTCTCAAACAGTTGTTTTACGATATCTAGCATGTGATTCTCCTACTGTTAGTTGAGTCTTGAAATGATTCGTTTCAAGCTCTCTGCTATATATTTTTGTGCCTGTGGGTCGCCTTTAACTTCTTGTGCTATTCTAAATGCCTGATAACCACCTGTGTTATTCATCAAGTGTTCATATACTGGTGTTGGGTATGCTCCCGGGGCGGAAGGTTGTGCAACAATATCAACAGTAATAATTTCAAAACCTTGAACGTTACCACTGTTATCTACTTCGCCTGAGCCTCTACTCGATACTCCCAACTTAACTCCCGACTCCAACATAGTCTGAACTAACTGACCCATCGGAGTTGGGATGATTTTAAGTTTTCCATAGCCGTTAGGACCATCCATCCACATCTTGGTAATCATATGACTAACACGATCTAGATTGATTTTTAAATCCTGTGGGTGATCTAACTCTCCGCAAACGGAGTATCCGCCAGAGATCTGCTCGTTGAGCGTCTTGACAGCCCTGCCAATCTCTAAAGAAGAATAAACACGTTGATTTGCATTGCGGATGTCTCCTTGGATGCAAATCCCGTTTAAGTGTAGCGATTTTTTACCATCGCTACCTTCTTCACTCTCCAAGACAATCTTAGCCTGGTCGTAACTCAAGTGTTCTGCTAGAGTAAGTTTTTTCACCGTTGCGTCCTATTATCTACGGCCACGGAAAAGGCTTTGCTTGTTTTCAGCGGATTCTTTTGAACCTGCTTTTTCAGCACCGTGTCCTGGCTCTTTCTTAGAGAAAGCATTACCTGCTTTACCGCCAGGCACATTAATATTACCTGTATTCATATCTTTTGGAGTACCTTTTAGCAAACCGTTACCTTTTAGTTGGCCTTTGTTTGCTTCAACACCTGCTTCTGTAGTGCTCTTAGCAATATTAGCAGTTGTACCACCCATATCATTCTTACCTGCTACGATACTCTTTGTGTTAGCACCGTTGTCACCCATCTTTGCTGGAGCAACTTTTTCTACGTATTCGCGTACAGTTTCGAGATCGAAATCTTCTTCTTTAGCAAATGGGTTTCCACCTTCTTCGTCATCGCCTTCGTCGCCCATATCGTCATCGCCATTCATCATGTCGAACTTAGCCTGCAACTCGTCAACGATCGCGTCTAGGTCTTGGAATAACTCTTCTGGGTCTTTGTCGCCCATATCGCTATCACCTTCGTCGCCCATGTCTGCATCTAACTCACCTGCTAGATCGTCAGTTGGGTCTCCTCCCATTTCGTCGTCACCTTCGTAGGCAACTTCATCAAAGTTTTCTTCAACTTTGCCGTCTTCTGCTTCTTCATCTTCAGAAGCTTCTTCAACTTCTTCTTCAACTTCATCTGCTGCTTCATCTAGTTCAGCGTCGATTAGACTTTCATAAATTTCACGTGATTTAGCTACTACGTACTCGTGGAATAGCTCTTCTGCTTTTTGTTGGTCTTCATTAACCAGATGCTCAAGCATCTGCTCAAGAATATTCTTGTCTGCCATGTTTTTCTCCTTATTGGTGACTAGGCTGTCGTTTTATTTACTGCTATGATTAAAAAATGGTGTTAAATGGTAGTTTTTTGATGATTTTGATCGGAATATATAGTATTCTGAAATCTTTGTTCAAACTCACTAAAACTTATATGTCTTAGATTTAACAACTGGGGACCTAGCTTATCTGGAACATATGCACCATCTTCTACTACTCTGTAGAACTGAGTATTTTTAAATTCTTTGATAACTTTCTCAGTTTGGCTGAGCCAGTTACCATGAAAGGTCGCAGCATCTGTGCTTTTCTTATAGTTAAATGTATCTGCGTAAACGTTGTTAAACTTTCCGTCTACTCCTTGATAATCAAACCCAAGAATAAAAATGTGTTTGTGTCCCTGTTGAGCAGCCATCCATAATGCTGTTGGACCGCTACTCCATCCTTTATGAGGATTAAAAAAGTTAATACCGTCCTTGGATCTAATACCTTTATTCGGATTAGTCCATACTTGGTGGCTTCTGTTATATCCGGACGAGATAATTTCGTTAACCATCTTAACGTCAACTGCTATAAGGAAGTGAGGTTCATACTCACGATATTGGGCATTGCACCCAAATACTGTGCCCTTGTCTAACAGTGTTTCTGGATTTATTCTAAGTCTGCTACGTCCATTACCAAGAACGAATGCAGTGTTATTGTGGTTGTTCTGCGGCGGCTTCAACGGCGTTTCCATACATTTGTCTAATAAAGCCTTGCTCTGATTCTTTTTCATAATCGTGAGCTTCGCTTTGCATACGAAGTTGATTTATTTGTCTCAACGTTAATCTAACTTTTCTAGTATCTGACTTTTCTAAAACAGATTTATCTCTGCTAGAATCGTATCTACGATCCTGAGCAAAGTCGTTAGTATTATTGTTAAATGAAAAGAATTCGTTTAGGAGCATCTATTATTTATCTTATGCTGTTGGTTGTTCAGGTGGGGCTGTTTCTGCTGCTGCGGCTTCACCTTCGGCTGCTGCTGCCATTTCTGGCGAAGCTTCTGCTGTTTGATCGCTCATATCTGCAGATATAGCACCAGGCGTTACACCAACAGAACGTAGATCCCCTGCATTATTTGATTCGTACTTTAGCGTATCTCCGTTTTCTTCTCTCCATAAACGTTCGTTTTCTGTAATCTCTTCTTGTGTTAATCCTAAGAAACGCTTTAGTGCAAAACGTTTACTAATGTGCTTAACTTCCTGCAACGAGGTAAAACTAGTTATTCGAGCGTTGTCAAGTTCACTCTGGCGATAAGCAGCAAAGTTTTGTGGAGTATTAAACTTTAGTTCAAACAAGCTGTTATCAATATTAATACCGGAGTTGTTCAACCATAACTTAAACTCTTGATCAAAAGTTTCAACAATCATAGACTGTAAACGCTTACAGTATTCGTTGAATCTCAGTTCTTGAATATATGCAGTTCCTACCTTACCATCAGCAACTGTGTTAGCTGCTTCTTCAATACCCGTTGGCAAATAAGCAGCAGGAATACGCAATGCTCGGAACAGCTTGTTTGTAAAGAATCTTAAGTCGGTAATCTCGCCTAGATTAGTACCACCGGGTAACGTCTCAACTTTACTTCCGCGACCTTCGGCTGTCTGCGGAAAGAAGTAATCTTCATTTGTGCTTAACGGATTATAACTTGCATCAATAACACTAGTTCCTCCGCCAGTTGCACTAGGAATACGTCTTTGTTGGATTTCGTTCTTTACACGCTCTACAAAACTCATAGCCATGTGTGCAGGCATGTTTCCTACGTCGACATAGAAAATACGGCGTTCTGGAGCACGTTGGATACGATAGATAATGATCGCATCTTCTAATAATTCTTTCTGCTTGTAGACTTTGAAAACACTTTCTAAAATGCTGTTACCAAAAGGATAGTTGTTATCTAGTCCTTCGCTTAGACTAATGTGTACAACATTTTTAGAGTCAACAGTTATTTCATTTGTTTGATTTTGAAAACGTGTGCCAGGTGGCTGTGATGCATTGCCAACCATGCCACGGCCCATACTACCACCACTGGTATAAGAACTGGTACCGCTTGGTGCTGTGTTAGAAGTGCCGTGCGGAGTTACTGCTATTAGATCTTTAAAGTTAAAGTTGATATCTCTGATTACATACTGTTCAGGGATTTTACCTTCGCTTTCGTTTACAATGATCTTGCTTACTTTTGCAGAATCGACATAGAGCCATTTTTGTGTTTGCGGATCTCTAATAAAGAAACAATCTCCGTACTTAAATGCATTTCTAACAATACGGAATATTCGTGTTTCAAACTGCTGTTGTTTTGCCCATTTTTGTAGACTGTCCTTCAACAACTTAACTTCAGTTCCTGTAGGTTGTCCTCTGAAGAACATGTTAAACGGTGTGGAGTTTTCTTTATCTTTCTGTGTACAGAACTCAGCTAAAATGTCCAAAGCAGCATTGACTTCGCTGTCCATATCCATTGTATCATACTGAATATAGCGCTCTACACGATTAGGTGCACCTGCATAAACATCAGGCAAGAATGAACTATAATTGGATCGTGCTGGCCCAGGACGTCCTCCACCGTTTCCAAGGGTACTCATGGACCCTGCTTGGTTTCCTACGTTTACTGGTGTAAAATACTTTTTCCAACTCATATGATATCCTGATTAGACCCCTGCGTAAAGGTCGCCGCTCATGCCCTGCTGCACGGTTAACTGTCTTTCATTTACATCAACAGACAGTTTATTAATTTTGATAAGCTGCTCCATCTTACTATTTAAGCTAGCAAGCAGGGTTTCGGCACTTTCCTGAGTGGTCGGTTCTTTTTGTTTTTCCTTATCAATAGCTTTCTTTTCAGCTTCTTCTTTGATTTTCTTATTCTCAGCTTCGGCTTGTTTTTGCTTAGTGTCTTCGTCAGCTTTCTTTTCCATTTCTTTTCTAGGAGCTTCAGCAGTACTAGCGGTTTGTGCTTTTTCTTTTGGCTTAGCAGATTCTGCTTTAGCTACTGGTTGTCCAGTTTCTTTTTCTCTAGACGGATCAGAAGTTTTAGCAGTTTTTTCTTTTTCTTTTGTAATCTTTTCGATTTCTTTACCGCGCTGCTGTGTCAACTCTTGCTTCAGTAGATTCTCAGGATCAGAGTAATCTTTCTTTACTTCTGTATCACCAGTTTCGCTAGCTTTGGCTCTTGCGGCCTTTTCATCGTGAAGCTTCTTATCTCTTTCGTCACTTTTCTTAGCAAGCCCTGCATCACGCTTTTCACGCTCTTTTGCCTTTTTAGCATCTTCCTCGGCATTTTTCTTGCGATTCTCTTCCATCCTAGTAGACATTTCTTTTTCTAGTTTGGCTTTATCTTCTGTGGCAGCTTCTTGCTCCTTTGCGATTTCTTTTAAATCCTCGTCAAAGTCGCCCCTCATACCTGGTATCTTATTCAGTAAGGTAAAAAATCCTTCTTTGATTTTTAAGAATACCGATTTAAATGTTAGCCCTAACCATTTTAATGAATCACCTGCAACCTTAACATCACCGCCCATCTTTTTAAATATTGCCACTGCTGCTCCTACAGTTGCTGCAATAGCAATAAACGGTGCTGCAATAGGTAATACTGCTGCTATCATAGATGCAGCTGATGTCAATGCTGCCGCAGCCAGTGCAACTACTGCGGGAGCCAGTGTAACTGCTAATGCAGTACCAACACCTATCATAATAGGTACAAGATTGTCTTGTATAAAATCACCAATAGCATAAAATGCCGGTTGTAGTTTACTCATTAATGAGCTAGCAATTTCCATGATAGGGGTAATCAACACGCTCAATCCGTCAATGGCGGCTCCAATAACTGTGCTCAACACATTAAAGATTGGTACAACATAGTTTGATACAAATCCAGAAAGCATTTCAAATGCCTTCATCATTTTGTCTAGAAGACCGCTATTAGCCAATACCATAGTAAAAGAGTTTGACAACTCTGCTAGTCGCTGTTTTGCCTGTTCTTGAACTGCTGCTGAACCTTTTGCAGCCTTTTCCTGTTCACTCATAGCCTTAACTTTACCATCAGCATCCCTTGCAGCAAGATCTGCTACACCTAGAATAGCATCTCCAAACTCGCTATAGGCATATGAACCAATAGTTTGAAACTCTGCTGTTTTAGCGCGAGCTTTGGCTTCTAAAACAGCACTCTTGTAAGTACCATCAAGTTGTTGTTGGGAAAGTTTACCGCCCTGTTTGATAATCTGACCATACTGCATAATTTGAGCCGATGCTGCTCCCATCTGCGTATTCATTTTTGATGCAGCATCACTGGTAATACTTCCAGTTGCAATCATATCTTTAACTGCGGCCTGTTGCGCTTTTGGAAAACTTGTAATAAAGTTCTGCAACATTTCCTTTTGGTCAGGTTCTAAGTTTGCTGTAGCTGCGCGGAACTGAGCATCTTTTTGCAATGCTTCCTGTTCCTTCATTTTTTCTTCTCTAGTCTCTCCAGTTATCTTTGCAAGACCGTCTAGTTCTTTTAGATACTTTCCACTAGCTGCTGCGATTTCGGACGTGCTTTTACCTTGTAGCTTTCCGGTATTGCCCATCTGTTTAATGTAGCTGGCCATACCACTGTTTACTTCTTCTGTTGTATATCCTAAGTTATACAACTCTGTACCTACACCGCTAGATCTAATTTGTTTGGTTAGTTCAGCAAACCTTTTGGCTCCACTTTCAGTAGTACCGCCTAATATCACCATTGAATCGGCATTTTTACTAATCAATGCGCCAAACTTATCCATAGTCATGCCGGCAGCACTTGCACTAGCTGCAAATGTATTAATACTGCCGCCAAATGTTGCACCGCTCTTTGCTGCTGATTGAAATGCACCCGTAGATTTTTCTACAGCACCTGCTACTGCTGTAAAAATAGAAGACAGCGGTCCGCCTACTATTGGAATAGCACTAAAGGTACCTGCTGCTGCGGTTAAACTATCCCCAACATTGGCAAGATCGCTTATTAGTCCTGTAGCACTAGCGCCAAAGCCCACAAGGGACTTTGTTGCTGCAACTGTTGCGCCGGCAAACTTTCCAGAGCTATAAACTGCTTGCCCTAACGCTTTTCCAAACTTGCTAGCAGCGCCTGCACTAGCGCCCTGTCCAGCATCTTGAGTCTGATTTAGATTTTGTTTGGCCGTAGACTGCCCTCCACCTTTACCAGCAGCCCCATTGGCTTTCATTACCTTGAGGATTTCTTGTAAGGTGGCCTCAGAAGCTGCATTTTTAGCTTCTACGTTTCCGATGCCTGGGATGTCTATTGTTACGCCGGCCATGAGTTATTTTTATCCAGTAAAATGCGTATATAAATATACGACTTAGTAAAGATATTTATCGGAGATTAAAATGAGTGATCTGCAAAATACGCCGCAGAAAAAAGTAAACCCACTAGCATCCTACTTTAGACAACCTAAAATCTATATTAGATTGCCTAGTGGTGGGGATTTTTATCCACCAGGAAGTTTAGACATTTCTGCCACAGGTGAGTATCCTGTATTTGCAATGACTGCAAAAGACGAGCTTATGTTTAAGACTCCTGATGCATTGTTGAGCGGTCAAAGCACGGTTGAAGTTATTAAAAGTTGTATTCCTGCAATACTCGATCCGTGGAAAATGCCAACCATCGACGTTGATGCAGTATTGATTGCTATTCGTGTTGCTACCTACGGTGAAGTTATGGAAGTTGAAACTAACTGTCCAAACTGTAATGCAGAAAACTCATACGGGGTAAACTTAGTAAACTGGCTAGGTGGTCTATCGGACTTCAGATACGAATCACAAATATTTGTTGACCCGTTAGTTGTACATATCCGACCATACACGTATCAAGAACTTACTAAGACCAGTTTAAAAACTCTTGAACAACAAAGAGTGTTTGATGTAATCAATGACGAGAAAATGTCAGATGAGGAAAAGATTTCTAGATTCAATGATAGTTTTGTTAAAATAACATCAATGACTGTTGATATTATTGCTACCTGTATTAGTAAAATAGAGTCGCCGGCCGGTGTTGTAACAGATCAAGAAATGATTCTAGATTTTATTAACAATGCTCCAAAAGATGTATTTGATAAAATCTCTGCACATCTACAGGATCTCAAAGGAAAAATAGAACTTACTCCACAAGATGCAAAATGTGCAGAGTGCGATACAGCTTTTGTAATGCCTGTTACAATGGATCAGTCAAATTTTTTCGCAGTAAGATCTTAACACTCCCGTTGCCGGAGATCTTACAGGAAACTCAAAAACTTGACAAGCAGGCTCGGGACATCAAAAAAGATGTATTGAAACTCTGTTGGTATATGCGCGGCCTTTCTTATACTGAAGGCATGCATCTAAGTTGGGAAGAACGAGAAATAATTGGCGAGATAATAAAAGAAAATCTCGAAACCACTAAGAAGACTGGTTTACCGTTCTTCTAAAAAAAAGGGCTCTTAGAGCCCTTTTTACTTTTTAAAGAAACTAGCTGTTCCTGCTTTAATACTTTCAGCTATCATACGTTGTTTGTGACGTTCGATACTGTCTGTAAAGTTACCCATAATACGATCACGATCTGCATCAATCTCTGCTTGACTTGGTGCTGCTGCTTTAGCTTTACGTCCGCCACGCTTCTTTACAGGGGCAGGTTCAGTCGCTGCTGGCGCTGTTGCTGGCGCTGCTGTTGGTTCAGCAGGAGCCGCTGCTGGCTGTGCTGCCGGAGCAGATTTTTTTACTGGTGCTGTCTTAGATACCGTAGGTTTCGCTGCCGGTGATTGTGTATTAGCTGCCTTAACTTTAGGATCTGATTGAATCAATGCTGCTATCTCTTTCTTTTGTTCAGGAGATAGTTTTGATATTGCTGTTTGTACTTGCTTGTAGGCCGAATCATTTGCTGCTGGTGCCTGGGCAGGAGCTGCTGCTGGTTTTGCTGCCGCTGCCGCAGGTGCTGCTGCTGGCTCGGCAGGTGCTTGAGGATCCATCGTAGGTTCTATTCGAGCATCAGTTGGCGCTGCTGCTGCCGGCTCGGCAGGTGCTGCCTGTTGTGCTGCTTGATCAGCAGGCGCTGCACTTTGCGCTGCTGGAGCCGTACCTTGTGTAGGAGCAGAAGCTGTTCCTGTCTTTGCTGCCGGTGCGGTCGCTGCTGCCGGCTCCTCTTCGTCGCCTGCTGTTGCAACAGTTTTCTTACCTGCTGCAAACCCTTTCTTGAGTGCTGTGCCCATGCCTGCAATACCACCTGCAACTGCTCCTGCACCTTTAGCAACTGCGCCAACACCTTTTCCAACGGCCGACCCTATTTTATTAAGTATAGGAC